CAAGCACAAGAAATCGTTGAAAGGATTCAGATGTCGTATGAATATCTTCCGGTTTTTCTTAAACAGGGTGTAACAACATACAACAAACGATCAATGACATTTACAAACCACTCAAAAATATTTTCTGGTGCTTCTACTAAATCATCAATTCGTGGTAAAAGTATTTCTTTAGTATATTGGGACGAGGCCGCACACACAGATAACGATATAGAATTTTACGAATCTGTATTTCCTACAATATCTAGTGGTAAAGATTCAAAGGTTATAATGACATCCACACCAAATGGTGCTAGAGGCTTGTTCTATAAAATTTGGACTGAGTATGAAACCAATGGATATACAAGACTTAAAGTAACATGGGATATGATAACATCTCGTGACGAAGAATGGAAGAGAGAAATGATCGCAGCTACAAGCTACGAACAATTTCTACAAGAACATTGCGTGGTCTTTCGTGGTAGTCAAAAATCTTTGTTAAATGCTGCAACACTTGAAAAATTGGTACATAGAGAACCAGATGAAATAAAAAATGACGTAAAAATATATCATGATGTTGAAGACAATCATATTTACGCAACAATAGTAGACGTTAGTAGAGGATTAGGTCAAGATTTTAGCGCATTTATTGTTTTTGATGTAACAGAAATGCCTTACAGAGTAGTAGCGACATATAGAAATAACAAAATATCACCAGTTCTATATCCTAGCGTTATATTTTCTACGGCTACTCATTACAACAATGCGATGGTTTTGGTTGAGATAAACGATATTGGTGAACAAGTAGCTTCTATTCTATACAACGAATACGAATATGAAGAACTACTAATGACAAAATCTGATAAGAGTAGACAGATAATTTGGTATGGGAATGATTGTAAGCTTGGTGTTAGAACAACTACTGCGGTTAAGGCTGTTGGTTGTTCTAACATCAAAACTCTGATTGAGAATGAAAAGATTGAATTGAACGATAAGACGGTCATTGATGAATTTGGTACGTTCATACCCAAAGGAAAAAGCTACGAAGCTGATTCTGGTGCCAATGACGATTTTGCAATGTGTTGTGTTCTCTTTGCATGGGCAACAACACAACAATACTTTAAAGATATGACAGATATCAACACTCGTGTTGAACTCTTGAAAGATAAAGAAAACAACGAACAACTAACCCCATTTGGATTTATTGAGCGTGATTTTGATCCGACTGATGGGCAAGGTGAAGACGTTACACAAAATCCATTCGGAATAAAGCAAGGGGAAGTTGACAGAAATGATGTATTTTTTGACGGGTTTTAATTTAAGCCGGTCAAATCATAAATAGAATCAGACACAATAAAACAAACCAATTATGAGGTTTTCAAAAAACTATGACTTCTCCAAGTGTAATTTCAAAAGAAAAAGATTTAACCTTTACTATCCAGAGCATTACAACTAATGCTACTGGTTATGTAGGTATGTTTCGTTGGGGGCCAGCTAACGAAATTGTTAGCATTACTACCAACGAATCCGAACTGGTAAAGCGATTTGGTGAGCCAGACAAACAAACAGCACTATACTTTCTTTCCGCCGCAAACTATATGCTATATGGTGTGCCTTTGGAATTGGTTCGTGTAGTTGGAACTGGTGCCTTGAACTCGATTGATTCAGTTGCTGATGCAGCTAGTCAAACCCCTATTCTGGTTGAGAATGAATCAACATTTGATCTTCTTACTGATGCATCATTCACCACACAAGTTCCGGCCTTTATTGGTCGTTATGCTGGTGCGCTTTCTAACTCTATTAAAATTTCTGCTGCTGATTCAGCAGGATTTGCTGGTTGGGAATTTGAAGATCAATTTACCTATGCACCAACCAGTGACACATTCAACCTGATCGTAATTGATGAAGATGGTTTGATCACTGGTACTGTTGGTGCTGTAATTGAAAAATACGAACTACTTTCAAAAGTTTTAGGCACAAAGAAAGTTGATGGTACTAGCGCATATGTGGTCGAAGCCCTTAAAAATCAGTCAAACTACATCTACTGCTATTCCGCAGATGCAATTGAATTTGCTACTGGTTTGTTTGAAGCATCCCTTACAGGTGGTGTAGATGACAACGTACAAGCAAATGCTGACTTTGTAACCGCGTTTGATATGTTCTCTAATTCAGAGTCTGTTGACATTGTTCGACTGATGACTTCTGGTGCAGATTCAGCCGCTAAAATTCGCGCTGTTGATGTGTGTGAAGGTCGTGGTGATTCTGTAGCTTTTGTAGCTCCTGATCTTTCTGATGTTTATAATAATTTGACTGCTGTTGCTGATGTTAGAGAATTCTTTAACACCACAATCAACAAAAACACTTCTTATGGATTCGGTGTTGATAACTGGAAACTGGTTAATGACAAATACAATGACACCACCATGTGGATTCCTTGTGATTCCGATGCTGCTGGTTTGCATTCTCGTTTGTTTGTTACCGCAGAACCTTGGTTCTCTCCCGCTGGTCTAAACCGTGGACAGTTGAAGAACGTCATCAAGCTTGCATGGTCGCCAAACAAAGCACAACGAGATGTTTTGTATAAAGATGGCATTAACTCTATCATATCATTTCCGGGCGAAGGCACTGTGTTGTTTGGTGATAAGACACTGCTTAAAGCACCTTCTGCCTTTAACCGCATCAACGTTCGTACCTTGTTTATTGTTATTAAGCGGGCTATTAGTCGTGCGGCTAGATACCAGTTGTTCGAACTAAACGATCCTATCACACGTTCATTGTTCAGAAATGCGACTAATCAGTATCTTGATAACATCCAAGGTCGCCGTGGCATCTATGAAAAACGTGTAGTTTCTGATGAAACAAACAACACACCACAAGTAATAGACAGTAATGAATTTGTTGGTGATATCTACATATCACCCGCTAGATCAATCAACACAATTCGACTCTCATTTGTAGCAGTCTCTACAGGTGCCAATTTTGAAGAACTAGAAGGGGCATAAACAAAAAAATGGTCATGTAGAGTTCAGTCTACATGACCATTAAACAGCAATTACTTATTAAGGAAGTAATCACTATGACTATTTATAACACCATATACAAAATAACAAACAAAATCAACGGAAAGACCTATATTGGTATGCATAAGACAAAAAACTTAGATGATTCTTATATGGGTTCTGGTTTTCTTATTAAGAGAGCTATAAAGTTCCACGGAAAAGAAAACTTCGAAAAAGAAATTTTGTTTGTGTTTGACACTTATGACGAGATGTTAGAAAAAGAAAAAGAATTAGTAACTGAATCTTTTGTTGATAATCCAATGACGTACAATCTTGTTTGTGGTGGTCTTGGTTGGGATGTTGGAAATTACGTTGTTGATAATAATTTAGGAATACACTCTTTGACATTTTCTGAAAGATCAAATTTTTCAAAAATAAATCAAGCAAATAGATGTGTAGAAGAAAGAAAAAAAATGTGTTCTGATGGTGGGAAACTTGGTGGTGTAATTTGTAGGAAGAATAATCTTGGAATGTTTTCATTAACAAAAGAACAAAAATTAAAAAATTCCCAAATGGGAATAGAAAAACAAAAGAAAAATAAATTAGCAAGGTTTAATAGCGAACACCAATCTAACTTAGGAAAGATTGGCGGGCCTAAGAACAAAGGGTTTAAATGGTACACAGATGGTGTAGAAGATTTTAAGTATACACGAAATCAACAAATAGAAGTCTCTTTTGAATTATTCTTAAAAGAGAATTCTCAATTTAAGCATGGAAGAACAAGCGGAAGAAGACCAAAAAGAATTTGCGATTAGTTCGCATATAAATAAGTTATATAAGACAAACAATTTATAGGATTATAAAAAATGGCTACGATTTCCCAATTTAAAGCAGCCCTAAGTGGAGGCGGTGCCAGAAGTAACCGCTTTGAGGTCTTGGTTGAATTTCCTGCATTTGCTGGTGGTTCAGAAGATACTCGAAAAACTCCTTTTTTGGTAAGCTCTACATCTTTGCCTGCTTCTACTCTAGGTACTATTGAACGCCCATTCCGTGGTCGTGCATTAAAACTGGCCGGTGACAGAACATTTGATGAATGGACAGCTTCTTTCGTAAACGACACCGACTTTGCTTTGCGTGATGCGTTTGAACGCTGGCACAATGCTATCAACGGCTATAACTCAAACACTGGTGTAACAAGCCCAGATGATTATATGACCACTGTGAGTGTGTATCAGCTTGATTCACAGGACAACCGTATTAAAGAATATATTTTGAAAATGGCATACCCTAGCAATATCGGGGCAATTGAACTTGGTCAAGACACCAATGATTCTATCGAAGAATTTGAAGTAAGCTTCCAGTTCTCCGACATGACATCAAACACCACAACTTAATCTTGAGACTGGTTCTAAATAGGATTGTGTTGAGACTTAAAAACAATCAACACAATCCAAATTTAATAAGGTGATATACTGATTATGGCCCAAAGACAAGAAATGTTTAGTTGGCTTGATAAGAAATCGTTAGGCGATCAAGACGAAAACAAAAAAACACTATCCAATCAGATTGCTACTGATGATAATGATGGTGCTGTCGTTCTTGAAGATTCTATTAATGAGTTTATTCTCAACTACGATTTTACGTATAACAACCAAGCGGAGTTAATTAATACTTACAGAGAAGTTGCTAACTATAATGAAGTTGATTTTGCAATTGAAGATATTGTAAATGAGGCTGTTACATTTGGCGATAGTGATAGTAATGCTGTTGAGCTTGATCTTTCTTCTATTGACGATGAAATTTTATCTGAAAAGGTAAAAGATTTTGTTTATGAAAGTTGGGACAAGATTAATAACATGTTGGACTTAAACACAACCATCCATAGACGATTTAAGTCTTTTTATATTGATGGTCGATTGTCTTATCAAAAAGTTATTGACAAGGCGAGTGTGTCTAACAACGGTCTTCTTAATATCATTCAACTTGATCCACGTTTCGTCACGAAGTTTCGTAACGTAGAATATGACAAAGCAAACCACACAATTCAAGCGGTTGATGAGTATTTCATTTATAATGAAAACATTGCCGAGACTAATCCAAGTGATCAGAAAACAAAACAAAACAAAAATTCTAATTTTAAAGAAGCTTTAAAGCTTAACAAAGAATCTATTACATATGTTACATCTGGTATAACAGATAGCAATAGCGGATACGCTATTAGTTGGCTACACAAAGCGGTAAAGCCTGCTAACCAACTACGTATGATGGAAAACGCACTTGTTGTGTATCGTATTACTCGCGCACCAGAGCGTAGAGTTTTTTATGTCGATACGTCTGGGATGACAAAGACAAAAGCAGAACAATATCTAAAGAACCTGAAAGCTAATTACAGAAATCGTATGTCTTACGATCCAGATTCAGGAAGCTTTAAAGATTCACGTCACTTGATGACGATGCAAGAAGATTATTGGATGCCTAGAAATGCATCCACAGGCAAGGGTACAGAGGTTGACACGCTTCCCGGTGGCCAAAACCTCGGTGACATAGAAGATGTCGTCTATTTCCTGAAACGCTTGTACAAGGCTCTCAACATCCCTATATCACGCCTTGAAGCTGACTCTATCGTTAGCCTTGGCAGAAACACAGAAATTAATCGTGATGAGCTTAAATTCGGAAAGTTTGTAACCAAAGTTAAGAAACGTTTTAACATGATGTTTCTTGATCTTCTACGAACTGAACTTATCCTTACCAAAGTAATTACAGGTAAGGAATGGGATAAAATAAAGAATCAGATCAAATTTGTTTATTCGCAAGACATGTATCTTGAAGAACAAAAGAAATTTGAAATGATGCGTGATCGTCTTGAGCTTCTAAATGAACTTAACGATTACGTAGGTAAGTATTTTTCTCACGATTATATTAGACGACAAATTCTTAAACAATCTGATGAAGAGATTGAAGAACAAGATAAACTTATTGAAGAAGAAAAAAAGAACAAACAATACAATCCTGATGAAGAAGATCAGGGTAGATTTTAAACCAATTTATAGAAAGCAACTAGAGGAAGTGTACCATGAACACAGAACAACAATTCGTTGATCTTATTAAAGAAGGCAAAGTTGCTGACGCTATGCAACTTATTAAAACAGCATTAACCGAAATGGCTGGTGCTAGTATTGTTCAAACTAAATTTGATGTTGCAGAAGCTTGTGGCATGAAAAAGTCTATGAAAGAAGAAGATGACGACATGGACGATGATGATGAAGACGAAGATGATGAAGACGAAGATGACATGGATGAGAGTAAAGATAAAGACAAAAAAGACAAAGAAGCTAGTGATGCTAGTTTTCATAAAAATAAAGATTTAAGTAGCT